AGTAATGTTTTTGCTACATTCAATCCTTTAGTTAATAACGCAGGAGAAAATATGCGTTTAACTAATGGTAATACATCTTGTCAAAGTAATGCAGCAGAGGGAAACAGTTGGAAACTTGCTGTTAGTACACTTGGTATGACATCTGGTAAATATTATTGGGAAATTAAATTTGATAATGTTCATAACTGCTACAATAATGGTGTTATGGGTTCAAATGTTTTAACACTTAATGCACAAAATCCTATGAACCAAACAGGATATACAGGTTTTTATAATGTAGATGGTGGAGAAATAAAAAAAGATGGTAGTGATACAACTGCCGATTATGGAACTTATAGTACAGGAGATATTATGGGAGTGGCTTGTGATATGGATAATCACACTATTACTTTTTATAAAAATGGAAGTGCTTTAGTTTCAAATGTTTCATTAAGTACAACAGGCAGAGATGTAGTATTTCCATGTTCTGTTTTTTACAACACTAACGATACTAGTATTCCACAAGCATCTTACAATTTTGGAAATGGTTACTTCGGAACAACAGCAGTATCTAGTGCAGGAACTAACGCAAGCGGTAACGGCATATTTGAATATGACGTGCCAACAGGCTATACGGCCTTAAGTACGAAAGGATTAAACTTATAATGGCTTATACAACAATTAATAAATCTACAGATCATTTTAATACTAAACTTTATTCAGGAAACGGTTCAGCAGGAACTGCACAAACAGGTGTTGGTTTTCAACCAGATTTGACTTGGATTAAAGCTAGAACAGGTACACAAGAAACACAATCATATATTTTAAGTGATTCAATTAGAGGTGCAGGTAAATATTTATTTACTGATAGTAATGATGCTGAATCAACAGACACTAATCGATTAACCTCTTTTGATAGCGATGGTTTTACTGTCGGTTCAAATAATGCAGTTAATGCTAGTTCAACAACTTATGTAGGTTGGAACTGGAAAGCAGGAACAACTGGTTCAGGAACTTCAACAGGTTCTGGTACAGGCAAATCATATAATTATACTGTAAATACAACATCAGGATTTTCAATAGTAAAATATACTGGTAATGGAACAGCAGGTCATACTATACCACACCATATTGGTGCTAAGCCAGAATGGGTAATAATTAAACAATTAGGTGGTACTTATGATTTTAGAGTTTATTTTGATAAAGAAGGTGCTTCAAAAATTGTAAGACTAAATACTAGTGGAAATGCTAGTTCTGGAAGTGATTATTGGAATGATACAGCAACTTCATCAACTGTTGTTACTTTAGGAAATGGTGCTGGAGTTAATGGTAATGACGAAGATTATATTATGTATGCTTTTGCACCTAAAGAGGGTTATTGCAAAATGGGTAAATATAATGGTAATGGAAATATTAACGGACCATTTGTTTACACCGGGTTTAAGCCGTCATTAGTTATAATTAAGGATGCAGACAATAATGGAGAAAATTGGTTTATTTTTGATAGTAAAAGACCAGGGTATAACTTTAATGCAAATCTTTTAAATCCAAATGATAGTGCATCTGAAACTACAAGTGGAGCAAATGGAATAGATATTCTTTCTAATGGTTTTAAATGTAGAGAAGATAATAATGGAACTAATAGAAGTGGTGGTGAAGGATTTAATTATTTAGCAATAGGTCAATCATTAGTAGGTTCAAACAATGTACCATGTACAGCAAGATAATTTATGTGGTTTAGTGCTTTAAAATTAGGTGTTAATGCCGCCTCTCACATTTATAAAAAGCGGCAAGAAACCAAAATGGCTATGGCAGATGCACAACATATGCATGCTTCTAAAATGGCTAAGGGTGAAAGTGAATATCAGGGAAAATTATTGGAGGCCAGACAATCGGATTGGAAAGATGAATTTGTTTTGATTATTCTTTCGGCTCCAATTTTAATCTTGGCATGGGCAGTGGTATCGGATGATCCAACTGCAATGGATAAGATAAAATTATTCTTTGACTATTTTAGTCAATTACCTAGTTGGTTTACCAATTTGTGGATCCTTGTAGTTGCCAGTATATATGGTATAAAAGGTACACAAATATTTAGAGGTGGTAAAAAATAAAATTTAAAATTATAGGGTAGTTTAAAAGCTACCCTGTAATTATTCGAAATACTTTTTGATCATTTCTAATTGATCATCATATTTAGATATTATTTCTAATTCTTTTTCTATAGTTTCTACAATATCAGGATGCTCTGCTATTCCTGTAGATTTTTGTAATAATAAAATTACATTTGTTTTATGTTTTTCTATATGCCCTTTAGCATGGGCCTTTAATGCTAATATTAATTGTTCCATCATATTTATACTTTATACATTGTATATTTAACAGTTAATTCCTCACCTTTTTTAATTAGTCTATTCGTGACTAAATGAGTTTCTTCATGATATATACAATCTTCCCTTTCTTTAATACAGTTTGGTTTATTACTATGATTAATAAATCCACCTAACGGTGTTCTAATAGTATGATTAAATTCAGTTACATGATGCATCATACCTAAATTAGTATTTTTCTTTATATCTTTAGTAGCAAATAATCCTAATCCTTCAATGTTTGATTTTTTTATTGTTAATGAATTAGGTAATGGTTTATACTTTCTTGTTTTCATATATCTTTCTTTATTTATGGGCAGTTTAAACAGATTACCCAGCTGCTTCGGTTTACTAGTAGTGATGTAGGCCGAGAGAGGAAAAAGCCTATGCTCATCCACCTACCATTGTCTGTTAGCCATTGCCATATAGGTCTTACTTGTGGATCTAACTTCTAACCGAATTTTATTATAATACTTCTTTGAAAGCAATATTACTTATATTGTAATTTAATCTTCCAGTTTCAGCATTATATGTAGCTTGACCACAATGACCAGTATCTCCAGTAAACCTACTTTTTAAAACAGCAAATTTAACTGCATTACGTTCTTGCTTTTCAGCTGCCATCATGTTTCTACTAAAGGCTACAATATCAAAACTAATTTGTTTAATACTTCCAGATCCCTTTATATCATCTAATGATGCCATACGGCCTTCTTCAAATGATTTATTATCCCCATGACTTTTTCTTAAATGGGATATTAAAGTTAAATGGATA